CCAGATTCTGCGGATCTTCATCCGGCAGGCGACGCAGGGTCATCTGCGGATTCACCTCATGCTTCGGCTACATGAGTCAATCCCGAAAGAACTATTTGATTTCACTTAGCTTTGTGGTTTATATATCTACGCAACTCCTATCACTGCAATACTTTCTGCAATACAGATATGTGTAGTGAGGACTTGTCTAAAAACCATATTCACGAAGAAAAAGGATGACACGATGCAACCAGAAGATTATGAAGAAAAGCAATACGAGGATGAGCCAGAATCCTATCCAATTGATGAGTTTCAACTTACTACTACGCCCAATGATTTTAATATAATCACAATTATAAGTTTTATTAAATCAAAAGTTTTTAAAATCCCTAACTTTCAAAGGCATTATGTTTGGGATATCAAACGAGCATCAAAACTCATTGAATCTCTTTTAATAGGCCTTCCTATACCTCAAATATTTTTATATGAACAAGATAAAAATGAATTTTTAGTGATAGATGGTCAGCAGAGATTAATGACCCTTTATTACTTTGTAAATGGTGTATTCCCTAGAAAAGAGAAACGTTCTGAACTGAGAAAAATCTTTGAAGATAATGGAAACATTCCAGAAAACATTCTTCACAATGATGAATACTTCACAAAGTTCAACCTAAAACTTGATGGTCTATCAGACACCCAAAAAAACAAGTTTAATGGGAAAAACTATGAAACATTAAACGAATTTCAAACCACTTTAAATCTGGCAACCATACGAAATATGGTAATCAAACCGGTTGCACAAGATTCGGAAGATGGTGCAATGTTTGAAATATTTAACCGCCTAAATAGTGGGGGAATGAACCTTTCTCCTCAAGAAATTCGTATGAGTTTATATCACTCAGACTTTCTTTCAAATCTTGTTTCATTGAATGAAAACAAGACATGGAGAAAAATTCTTTCAAAAAATGTTGTTGACATGCGATTGAGTGATATTGAAGCGATATTGCGCACATTTGCTATGTCCCTTTTTACATCTCAATACAAAAGCTCAGTTAGCGGTTTTTTGAACAATTTCTCAAATTATGCAAAAAACTACGACACTAAAGACATAACTTTATTTAGTAATATATGGAATGAATTTATGGATAGTGTTGATGGAATTGATGAAATCAATTTCAGAACTGGTGGGAATCGTATGAGTATAACTTTATTTGAGTCAATTTTTTATGCTGCAACTTATGACTCATTTAAAGATAAAGATCTAAAAATAAGACAAGTGACGGTGAATTACATCGATAAGCTTAAAAATGATCCTGAATTTCTGACATTTAGTACTGATAAAACAACAAGAAGAGAGCATGTAATTGGACGTCTAGAACGTGCAAGAACAATTTTGGAGGGAATGTAAAATAATGGAGGATATGGGATATACTTCTATTGAAAGTATGTTTAATAACTATAAGTGTTATTATGATTTTCTTCTAACTCATAATGAGATTAGTTTTGCTAATGATTACAAATCACAATTTTCAAAAGTAATGCTATTAGCATGTGCTAGCTATTTTGAAACTTTAGTTGTAACTAAGATACATTGTATGCTTAACCCAAGCCAATGTAATCTTACACACGATTTTATCGATAATAAGGCCCTAACCAGGCAGTATCATACACTCTTTGATTGGAAAAAAAGGAATGCAAACCAGTTTTTTTCCTTTTTTGGCCCAAAATTTAAAGAGTTTATGATTGAGAAGGTAAAATCAAGCACAGAGTTGACCAAGTCTATCTCTGATTTTATGGAAATCGGAGAGCTAAGAAATAAATTAGCACATAATAATTATGCTACTTTTGTATTAGAAAGCACAGCTGAAGAGATTTATAATAAATTTTTAAATGCACATTCATTTGTCTCTCAACTAGATACGTTCAGTACACAGTTTAGAGAGCAAATTGGTGAACAGTAATAGTTTATCTCCAGCAAAAAAATAACTTGCAAATAATAAAAGCGGTCGCGTGACCGCTTTTTTCTATTTATCATTGCTATTTTCCTTTATTATTTCAGCAATTGACATAACTAAGGCGTCTGCTTTATTTCTAGTCCTATCAAACATATCTCTAATTACATCAATATAATAATGTTCCTCAAAAATATTTACGTCTGACAAAAGTATTGCACAACTCTTGCCCAAAATGTCAGCCAGTTGATCTTTGTTGACTTCCATTGTTCATTCCACGGACAAAAACAGAGAAAGGAAACGACAGAGGCCAAAATGCCCGTTTTCAGCGCCTGTCATTTCCTTTCTTTTCAGGGGGTATTTTAAATAAAAACATAAAGTTACGGCGAAGAAGAACGGAAATGCCTTAAACCGGAAAATTTCCATAAATAGAGAAAAACTGCGCGCCTGACGCCCCGTAGCCTGTCAGATCGCCGGAAAGGACCCGCCAGCCAGAGCGGGCCCTAATTTCATCAACCAATCAGCTTATAGCGACCATCCCGTGCATTGCGGCGTACACGCTCAATCTTGAGGCATAGCGCCGCATCTGGCTTTTTTGGGACAGGTACGCGGCAATATTCAGAAGCGCGAGGAATATTATTTATCCAGTCGATCACTTCACTTAAATACCAGGCCTTACGCCCTTCCGTAACCTGCACACGCTCCGGGAACTCTCCACTAGCCTCAAGGTTTAGCAGTGTACGCCGACTCAGGGTTGTAATTTCCATCACCTGATTCATATCAACAAGGCGCTCGCTTAAACACATTTTGTCAGCGATAGCTTTTAATTCCTCTACAGCTGGATTCGGGTACATCATTTCGGCAATTGGCTTAAGGTCATTGTAATCATTCTGCATTGTATCCCCCTTTACACACGAGCCAGCGGCTGAACAGAAATACCTGAGCCAACAAACGCTGCAATCTTTACTGACAGTTCTTTTACAGACTCAGGCCAGTTCAGAGCATCAACATTTAAGACACCTGTCTTATAGACCTGAGCCTGTGTTTTTTTCGCGGTGTCGATTTGTACAGCGGAAACATAAACCGCTTTACCTACGCTCGAACCATCCCATACCACCAGTGCACCTGTTGCATCTTCCTGCATCAGTGGCGTAAATGCAGGAATTACCCCTTTATTAGCTGAAAATATCCCCAGCGTAGTCACCAGTGCTTCAGTGCCAGCCATGAGTTCAGTGTAATGAGTAGCCATTGCTCCCCCTTAGCCAATGCGAACGGTAACAAAACGATTGATGCGGGCCGGTATTGGCTGTGGTGCTGAATGTGTCTGCACATATTCAATAGCCGGATCACCAGGCACAATATAGTTTTTCGGTGCAAGTTCGGCTTTAGTCAGCCCCATTCGGATTAGCTCCGGATCCTGAATACCGCCATAGGCGACAATCCCCTGAAGAGCCGTATTGCCAAGCACCATCAAATCAGGATCAAGGAAATGTTTTTCAGTTCCGTCCTCGTCGGTATAACGCCCGCTGTATACAACAATCGCAACATCGCCCATATACCCTTTAAAACTCACCGAATCACCAAGGTCTTTAAGAGCCGTTTCCAGTTCGGAATTAGAACCACGACGGGTATCCAGAGCCTCTTTTATCGCTCTGAATGAACGGTATTTCTTCCATACATTACCGCCCATAATGATGATATTAGTGACGCCCTCACTAAATTCTGCGTAGCTCTCAATATCATCATTTGGATCAAAAGTTTCTTTATCCTTACCTGACCACTCAGCACCGCCAGACTGAGTGATGATATTTTGTGGTTTAATATTCCAGTCCAGCTCATAACGTTCAATACCATCGCCCTCAATGATATTTTTCCCCGTTGTGATTGCCTGAACGGCAAGCCATTCAATACGTGCACGAATAGCTTTAGCCTGATTTACAATCGCCTGTTTAACTTTAATATTACGCGCTCCAAAAGCATTGTATTGCTCAGGTGATACACCAGCAGGGCGCACAGCTAACTTATTTGGATCAATGCTGCTTTTCGGCTTCATATAGCCTGGACGAATTGTTTTTGATTCGTACCCTTCGTCACGTGAAACTTTACTACCCACCATAGGAGAACAAAACGCTGCAATTGGGATATTTGGATCGTCGATTGTATCAAGAATAATATCGCGCGATTCAAACATTACCGAGCGAGTAAAAAACAAACTGGTAAACAACGCATTTAGTTGTTTTTGTACATCTACAGCATTAACCACCTGTACAAGCTGGGTAGGCGAATATAAATCAACCATACGCATCCTCTTTGCATTCATTAAAAATAATTGTGGATATATGCTATCACCGATATTTGTCATGCGAATACATGCAACCGAGTGCAATGTTGTATAAAGTTTTGGGATAACAACTTCAGCGCGGATAATTAGTGTTAATATCTTCACTCCCTTTGGTCGGGATTTATGTAGCATGCCGGAAAATTTATTTTTTTCCGGCCTTTTTTATTGGCAATATTTAAAACGGAATATCATCTCCCCATTGTTCATTATCTCCCACTGGTGGATGGCTTCCTTGCTGATCTGCCTGTTGTTTTGCTCTGTTCAGTGCGTCAGTAGCCTGACCCTGTTGACCTTTTTTGCCGCCCGGTCGCACCGTTCGCGCACTGATTACGCTGTCTGCGATAACCTGCCAGCCCTGCCGCGTTTCACCGTTCTGTCCAGTCCACTGGCTCACCTGCATATTACCCGCCACGCTCAGGAGTTCGCCTTTGTGATGCTTTGCCAGCGCGTCGGCTTGTCTGCCAAACGCCAGGACAGATAACCACATCGTCGCCTGACCGTCATCCGACTGACTGCAGGGCAGTGATAACGCCATACGCGCCAGCGTCATGGGGGTGCCCTTGCTGGTCTGTTTTGTCTGCGGGTCGTCCACCAACCGCCCGTAAACTGATATTTGCGCCGTCATGCTGCCTGCTCTCCGGACTTAATATTGATTGTTGTCACTTCCTCCGCTTCAGCAATCTCCCGTTCGGTCAGAGTGGCAAAGTTTGCAGCCGCCGTTGTCATGAATGCGCTAATCAGTTCGGGATGTGCTTTCGCGTATCCTTCCCCGGCGTTGCGGTCGATGATTTTTATCGACACCCTTAACCAGTGTTCCGTCAAATCAAGGGCGTGCGATTGTGATTTTTTTGTGTGCTTCGCTGTCATAGGCTTTATCTCACAGCAGTAAATTAAAATTTTTGCGTTTTAACCCTTCACCTGTTCACCTTTTGATATTTTCTCTTTTAATTCATAATGTTAATGGGTGAACAGTTTCACAAAAACTATTCACCAACTGTTCACCACTGTTCACCCTTGAAGCTCAATAAACAATCAAAAAGGTGAACAGTGAATAGTTTGGTGAACAGTTCATAAATAACTGTTCACCCTATAATATACTGATATAAAAGATATTTATGACAGGGTGAACAGTGGTGAACAGTTATTCCATAAGTTTAATTTTTGCTATCGTCATTAGTGACCGATACACATGATGGCATCCAGTCTTCTGATTCCTCCGTCAGTGTCACGTTTGAACGCAAACCGTGCTTCGTTTTCCGTTTCATATACTCCCTGCCATATTCCGCCATTGCCCCCGGCATATCTTTACCGAAGCGCGTCAGTGTTACAGGTTTACCAAACCCATGTGCCCTCATATAAGCCAGATAGGCATGATAGAGATACCTGCGTGGGCTGAATGGCACAATTTCAGCATTACCCACTAACAGGCCATCACACATTACCGATGCCATGAGATAGCCGCAGAAGTCCACCAGCGAATCCCCCTCTCGCTTTATCGCCAGTGCTTCTTCAGATTTCTGCTGCTCATATAACAGGCGTCTGGCTTCGTCCTGATCAGCAAACCGTGTAAGCAGATGGCGAATCACTACCGCCAGCTCACCTTCTATTTTTTCCGCCAGCATCGAATCGCGTTCGTTCTCCGGTACAACTTCCGAAAAATTGAATATCACCCGACGACGTGAGATCCCCCCGCTGCGGTCACTGAATGACATGGCGTTATTGTTAACCGCCAGCACTACTGCCGGAATACGCGTTGAATAGGGGGCTTTGTGTTTCGGGTCAATTGCCACCTTGTCACCGCCTGTAATGGCCTTAATCCCTGCCCCATCACCAGCGTAGCGGGTCATATCCGGCATGATAATCAGCGAAAAGCCAACCACTAACGCACGTTCCCTTGCATCTTCCAGCGCCTTCATGCTTGCTGATACTGTATTAGCCTTACCCGCCAGCATGGTGCAAACCTCCGCCATCACACTTTTACCACTTCCCCCCGGCCCTGTTACCTCAATGAATAACTGCCAGTCGTACCGGTTCGCCAGCACCATGAATAATGCCGCCAGTACGCGATCTGCCTTGCGGTCATTCTCAGCCACCGAACGGCGCAACCACTTCCAGAAATTCGGCGCATGTGTTGCCAGCGTTTCCCCCTCTGCTGGTGGGCTGAAAGGTAATTCACTGGCAATTAACAACCAGTCGTTTTTGTTATGCTCCCGAAAATTACCAGTTCTGGTATCAAATACCCCGTTACTGAATCCAATCAGGTTACGGGCTGTATTCCCCATTACAGGCAAACTTAACTTCATGGTATCTACCGCCGATTTAATGGCGTTCTGCGAATAGCTGATCTCCGCATCAATGAAAATCTGCGCCATAGCACGCTGTAACTCTTTATCCTGAACCGGCTCCCATACAACGCCGTTGTAATGATGAACGGTGTCAGAGTCGGCATTGATTGCCAGTTCGCCGCCGTAATGTGCCAGGAGAACTTCACCGCGCTGGCTGGCCCCCATCTGATTCAACGCCAAAGATGAAGCACGCTCGTCATTTTTGCGCTCTGCCTTCTTCACTGGCAGTTCAATCACCAGACTTTCCCCATGCTCCGCTTCAGCTTTTAGGCCGACAAGGCGCGGAGTCCAGTCTTCAGGCTCTCGATCAACAAAGCTACGGTAACAACGTGCTTCCTTTACGCCTGCAATAGCAAGTAATGTCGCAACCTTCGTCAGATTTTTCTCTGCGATCTTTCCGGCACGATAAACACGCACATAATGACGGCCTTCATCGATAATTTGCATATCATCCAGGTTTTCCAGTTGTTCCGTACCCAGAATGACTGGTGGTGTATCATCTGCTGCAATATGCTTACCCGCCCATTCATTCCATTCTTTTGCATGGCTCCAGGCATCACTGCCAGCAAAAATGATGACTTCTGTCATTTTGTCGCGCGGTTGGTATTTTAAGTTCGGAGCACGTTTCATTTGTTACCTCCGGCAACTAACATTGCCCGAATTTTGCGGATATAGCCTGCGGAACGCCTCTGATTATCTGTCTTGCAATTTTTTACCAGAATGAAATCTCTTTCGAACTGCTGACGCGGCATAACACATTCAAAATCATAACCATCACGCAAATAAGAGACACGGCGATCATCAACCGAAATAATCTTTACTCGATAGCCATAGCTATCTTTGAAAATATCCCCAAGGCTGATTTTTGAATGAGTTTGACCGCTGGCAATAAAGCCAGAAAATTTATTTTTCATTTTTATTCTCCGGTATAGCTCTGGTCGTGTATTTTTATAGCTTCATCCAGCTCTTTGATGACAGGATCAAGTAACGTAATTAACGCTCCAGCTAAATTAGCATCCCGTTCATCGTGTTCCGCATTTGTTGTCCCATCAAGCCAGGTTGATAAGATTTCTCGCATATTTTTGCCACAAACGAGCGCGTTTTCAGCATGTGTCAGCACTTTAAAATAAAGATCATTCATGGCACACCTCCTGACGAATACGGGCGGCGAATATCATCACGCAGCCAGTTGGGGATTGCTGGCGGGCTTCCTGTTCGCTGGTGGCCTCGATGGTAATCACGCGCGGTTGTGCCGTACTCAGGGCGATAAAACGCCAGATGAAATTGTTTTCACATTTCTGAATAAACAGCGTGTCAGCGGCTACATGTACCGTAGTTGCTCCATCTGCTATGCGATCGCGATGTAGCGCCAGAAAGATGTATATAAATTTAGGGTGAGTTTGGGTATGCTGTGTTCCAGCCATAGTCGTTACCTCGTTTAACGGTTTGGTTAGAAGCCCGGTTAGTGTTCGCGCACTGCCGGGTTTCGTCGTTTTTATGAATCGATCATTGTGAGATACATAGCGACCATAATGTGAGATATACATTATATTGTGGTGATATACATTGCAAGTGTTTTTATATCTCACTTTTGTGTATAGTGATATACACATAACAAATTGGTGATTAACTATGTCTGTATACAAAAATGCAAAATCGCAAATGACAACGATCAGGGTTCCCCACGATGTTATGGAGGGCATGGAATCCGTAAAACTGGACGGCGAAAGCAACGCCGGATTCATAGTAACCGCCATGCGCGGTGAGATCGCCCGCCGCCAGGCAGAAGGAAGCGGAGAAAATCCCCTCGTGTCTTCACTGGATGCCTTAGCTAAGGTCGAACAAATCGGCATCAAGGTAGCGGAGGAAATCGGGCAACTCGTAGCCGTCGCTCGTGAAGAACTCCAGCGGCGTAAAGCCAAAGAATCTGAATAATTAGTATCAGCGCCGTGATGTGAGTAACTACGGCGCATTGCTATGTAAATACTGGCAATAAACAGAAAAGGTAGTTCTACTCCGAATAATTTTATCTGACACTACTCCTGAACTAACATGCGCTTATCTTACAGGATATAAATATAAATCCATAAAATCACGATTAAATAAAGTCACTCCAAACATAAACCACACCCAACGCTTAACAAGATAGCAACAAACAGATAAATAACTTGCAGAAATATTTATCGCAAGGATTATCATTATTAATGACAAATCACTTTACCAAGTCATTCCCCTCTCTTATCATAAAGAGAAAGTAATAAATAAGTTAAGGGAGTTAGAATGCTATGAATCTAAAAAAAATAGCCACAAACACAAAAAACAAGATAACAGAAAAATTCAATAAACTTATATTAGAGGCATCTAAAACCCCCACGCAAGATGAAATTAAAATACTTGAGAGAAGGAGTAAGAAGTTTAATCACTCCTTTTTCTCATACGCAGTCACAGGAGCTATAATAGTTTTTTGCTCTCAACCATTAATAAAATACGCAAACCCAATAATTATTTTATTGAGTGGCCTGCTATTGTCTCTCACCATTATCCACCTCAGAATTCTTTATATTTCACAAACAAATAGATCATGGACAAAAAATAAAAAAACTGCATATATTATTTTAATTTTATCTGTATGTTTCCTAGCGTCAACATTGACGTTGCTATATCAGGCTTACGATAATAACATCACACACAAATTGTACTGTAAAAATATACAACAACTTATTGAAAAAAGGATAGAAACAGAAAAAAACATCAGCATATTCAGTGGGATGCAATGCACCCCGGTATATGATTACTCTTTATTTGGATTTAATCTCTTATAAAGAATGTTATTACTGATTTGAGTACAAATTCTCAAATCAGTAATTCATAATATTTTATTCTGAGATAATTTAAACTACCCACTCACCTCGAATCCATGCCTGCACTTCTGAAAGACGATATGCAACAGCAGTGGAACCAATCTTGATCCGCTTAGGAAATTTTCCTTCCTTCTCCAGCTTCCAGCGTGTGCTGTTTGCAAGAGTGGTTAGCTCCCGACATTCTTTCTCACGGATCATACGATCGATGTTAGGAATGTACTCCAGACCCTTTTTATCAACAATTGCCATTTTTTTCATGTTAACCAGCCTTTTGTTTGAGGATTGTCACTTTTGAATCAGCACCTGCGATGCTATTGAGATATGTAGTCCAGAGTTCCAGAGCATCCAGTTTTTTAGCCATAAACTTACTCCGGTTGTAAACACCTGCCACGCCAGGTAGCGCATGGCCTAACAGTTGTTCTACTACATAAAATTCAACACCGAGATCACTTAGATGAGTAGATAGCGTTCTTCTAAGGTCGTGTAGTGACCATTGTTTTTCATGGCCCAAACGTTTACCGATTTTCCCCCCAATCTTGCTTACGCTTTCTCTAATTCGCAGACTTCCCAGCACATAACCAGTATGTTTTGTCTCTTCGTGAACATCCGTTACCCACTGTCGTAGAATTTCAGGTACTGGTCTGACGATTTCAACACCAGTTTTTGAGTGATCTTTTGGTACAGTCCAAACCCAACTTTCGAGATCCCATTCGCTCCATTCAGATAATCGGGCTTCACTCATTCGACATCCAAATACTGTACAAAGCACAAACATTTTTCGCGTGTATTCAGACATTAGTTTTAAATCAGGCTCGACAAAAATTGCCTTCCAGAGCTGGCCCAGTTCGGCTTCATCCAGAACCCGATCCCGCTTACCTGCAATCTGCCCCACATCACTCATGCGCAAATCCTTTAAAGCATCACACGTCGCGTACTGGCGTACCCGACAAAAACGAAGAGCTAATTTAGTGTCAGAAAAAACATACGCCGCCATAACTGGTGCATTACGTTTAATTCGGTCAAAACAGTCCAGCCATTCATATAGGTGAGTGTCATTTACGGGCAAATGACCGATATAGGGAAAGATATGCTTTCGAAATCTGCCAAGCGTTACAGCATGAGTTTTACGACGCACCTTACAGTAATTTTCATACCAGTAATTTAGTGCATCCTCCACTGTGACCGGCTTTAAGCGTTCTTCAGCCTGAATCTTAATCTGGATACGCGGATCACGTTTGTCAGCCAACCAACCACGGCACTCGTCGCGCTTTTCCCTTGCCTGTTTGAGTGACATATCAGGATATTTACCCAACGTTAGCCAGACCGGAGCATCCCGGCCACCTGCTAACCTGTAGAAGAAAACAAAGCTCACAGCCCCTTTAGTACTCACACGAATAGAAAGCCCCTTTCCATCAGCAATGGTGATCTGCTTTTCTCTGGGTTTCCCCAGATATCCTTTAAGCGCTTTGTCGCTCAGTTTGTTCTCGCCAGCCATTTTTAGCCCCAAAAAGCAATACAAGCTGCAATACAGAGATGATTGCAACACACAGATAACGAGGAAAATTCAGTGAAAGCGCCAGATAAACTTATTCTTTATTATCAAAAGATTAAGTGTAAAAACCAGCAACTACACGAAAGCCTCAGAAAGCCATGCTAAGTGCTTCGGCTTGACATATCCCGGCGTAAATTCAGAGGTGGAGCCGCCACGGGAAC